ACATCTATTCACAGGGTCTTTCTTCTATGATGTCTAACTTCTGATCAACTTGTGAAAAAACGTTCTTCTGCTGAAAATTACACAACAGGCGGCGAGCTTGATGTTTACAAAAAAGCAGCACAAGTTGCCTACGACTATGCAAAAGAAAAAGCTTTAAACGAGTCTTCTACTGAAGAATTCCCTATGGAAGAAAAAGAAAAAGACTCTAATTACTCTAGGAGCAATAATAAAAATGACCGATAATCTCAGTGCGTTGTATGATGAAGATGCTGATGATGTAACTAATGTCTTCTTTGATGAAGACAAAGCGCGTCAAGCAGCTAAAGCTGTAAAAATCTTCCAAGATGTTTCTGTTGGCTCTACCATGAAGAAACAAAGTAATCTTGCAGAAGAAGAACGTAAAACTAATGAACAAAAGCAGCAATTCTCTGAAAAAGACGAAGAGCGGGATTACCGCCAAGCCCAACAGGCATATCGATTCTGATATAGATTTACAAGTTTTTAATTACTGGGTAGATAATTTAGATAGTGCAACTAGAGAATCTTTTTGTTCTTTTGCAGAAGAAACTTTTTCTGTTATTCAAGTTTATTTATATGCTAAATTTTTAGGCTATGACAGCAGTATTGTTGCTGTTGATCTGTGGTTAAAAGATAACTTTTCAAAACCAGATCATCTTAAAGTTTTATTGCGTGAAATTGAAGAGATGCAAGAAGACATTAGAAAGTTAAGAATGGATATTGAAAACTATGCGGTTAAAAGAGATGTCGGTGTTGCTCGCATTGCTGCTATGCAAAAAGAACTCCGTAGCACTATCTCCCAGGTTGATTCTTTTGTTTCTTCTCGTGACCGTAAAGGTCTTTTAATGGCAGGCGCTGACCGTGCATTACGAGAAGTTGCTTCTATTTTTAAAGATGATCCTATTGAAGGACCCTTACAAGAGGCTTCTATGTCTGTTTGGGCTAGAATGCAGTTTGAAGATTGATAAGTATGGAACAAAATAACCCATCTTTTACAAAGATGTCAGTACTGCAAATGTTGACAGATTTGGAGAAGAATCGGAATTATAATGTTCCTATGTTGTTAAATCAGCCTCCTCAAAATGCAGCTACTGATTTAGCGCCTTCTCCTTCTCCTGCAAATCCTGATTCACTTGAACCAGGGGCTGATCCTTCGGACAAATTCCAACAACTATTAAACGCTCGCTCAAAATAAAATGGCTAAGAATAAAATGCCGCCCCAGCTTCTGGAGCACTTTAAAAAGAAAAACGAATCTAAAAAAGGAAAAGATGCGGAAGAATCTGCAGAAAAAGGTTTAAAAGCTGCTAAAGCAGCTAAGAAACATAAAGATAAAAAAGAAGACAAAGACGAAAAGTAAGGTACTATTTAAATACCAAGAGATTAAATAGTGCCTTCTCATCTTCATCTAGCTTACCGACGTAACGCACAAGCGGCTGCTAAAAACCACAAAGTACGTAAAAGCAGTAAAGAAAATTTATTTAAAAAAGCAAGAGATGATTTTGGTTTTTTTTGTGAATATGTTGCTGATAAACCTCCAGCAGAACATCACAAAGAATGGCATAGACAATTAGTAACTAATACAGACAGTTCATGTCTTTTAAAAATTGCTGGACCAAATATTGATTTACTTGGTCCTAGAGGATCTGCTAAATCAACTGTCCTTGGTTTATTTACTGCCTGGGCTATTGGTATACATACTAGTGCAAAAAAACCATTACAGATTTTATACTTAAGTTATACAGTTGATATTGCACGGTCTAAGTCAGCCACAATTAAACGAATTATTGAATCAAAAAAATACCAAGAAGTTTTTCCTACAGTCAAATTACTTAAGAACGTTACTAGTAATGAATACTGGTCTATCGACCATAAGTTTGCTGGTATCGATACAACTGGTGAAGAACAATTCACTTTATGCGCCGCAGGACTTAAAGGTTCTGTGACATCTAAACGTTCACAACTTGTTATTATTGATGACCCTATAAAATCTGCTTCGGATATTGGTAATCCAGATATCCGCAAAATGATGCAAGATAATTGGAATGCAGTTATTGCACCAACGATGTTTGAAGGGGGTCGTGCAATTTGTCTTGGTACCCGCTTCCGTCATGATGACATTCATTCGACCACGTTCTGTCCCAATAACAATTGGATGCAGCTGGTCCTTTCTGCAATTTTAAATAATGATGTAACTGGCGAAGAAGAATCATATTGGCCTGCGATGTGGTCTCTAGATTACTTGAAAGAAAAGAAAAGGCAAGCACCTATTGCTTTTTCTTTTCAATATATGAATCAGATTGTCAGGCAAAACGAACTTTCTCTGGCACCTGAGCTATTAGTTAAAGCAGAGATAGCAACTGAATTTGACACGCTTGGAATTGGAGTAGATCTTTCTGCTGGAACTAAAGAAAAAAATGACTATACAGTTATGGTTTTTGGCGGTCGAATAGGAGACAAAATTCATATTATTGATTACAGAAGACTACGTGTTATGGGTAATTTAGAAAAATTAGATGCTTTAAAAGAACTTCTTAATGACTGGTCTGTAATTGGAAGACAAGAAGATGGAACTTATTTTCCTACATATTCAACATGTGATGTATGGTCAGAGGCTGTGCAATATCAAGCTTCTTTGGAAGCTGACTTTAAACGAGTATGTTTAAATAATGAAGGGTTATATAATTTAATTTGGCATCCTGTTAAAGGTTTCCGTGCAGATAAATTGGCACGTTTTAGAGGCATTATGGGAATGTTTGAAGACCGTAAAATAGTCTTTAACAGATACAGAAACTTTACAACAATGTTTGAAGAGCTTACTAATTTTGGTGTTAGTTCTCATGACGATTGTGTAGATGCCCTGGTTTGGCTTGTTACAGGTTTAACACGCAAAGGAAAACTTCAACTGGATTACTAATGGAACAACTTGTAGCTTTAGGTATCGCGGTAGTCTCTGGAGGAGGCTGGTTTATTGGAAAAGTTTTTGGTCGAATGCGTACATTAGAAGATCGTATTGACCGTTTACCTCTTGAATATGTTTTAAAACAAGACTACATAAGAGAAATGGAAAGAATGAATGACGAATTTAGTGAAATTAACACTAAGCTTGATAAACTTGTGGAAAAGATTCTTTCCAAATGAGTTACTATATTGAACTAGAAGAAGATCAAAATGGTGATCTTATTCTTCAAGTCCCTGAAGAAGTAATTGAAACTTTAGGATGGGAAATAAATACTCTCTTAACATGGGATATAAAAGGAGATGGGATTATTATTCAACGTTTAAATGGTGAAGGAGGTTATGAACCCTTAGAATAATAGAAAGTTTTATATTAAATGAATAATTTTGTAGCTCAAAATAACTATTCATCTATGCCTCAACATGGTTTTGCTGATTTTGACGGAAACTATAATTATGTAGGTACAGATCCTCGTTTAGGAGGAAGCCCTCGTCCATCAATTAGAATGAGCGGAGGATTAAATATTCCCGGCGCTCCAGGTAATAATATTCAACAGCTTCCTTACTTTGGGGGGGCTTTAAATCCAACAACAATGCCTTATGTCTTTGGTCAAGATTATGGTGGGCTACAGAACCTTGCACAAATGTTGCCTCCTATTGATCCTGCTTCTCATCGTAATCAGATGAGACAAAAGAAAATCTACAACAAAGGAAAAGGTACAGATAATCTTTTTGAAGCAGATACTTTTTTACGTAGGACTGGTCCTCAACTTCCATTAGCTCAGGCCCCAGCTAATTTTGATAGAAAATATGTAAGCTAATGAATCCGTTCTCTTTTCTAAACAACTTTATTAAAGAAAGACCATTTACGCCAAAAGTATATGGTGCATCGGACATGATGTCAGGAAAAAGAAATGCAAGAGGATTTAATGAAACACTTCCTGGACAATTGCCAAATATAGGTTATTCCTATAGAAACGAAATGAATCCAGGTACGTATACACCTTTAATACCAAATCAAAATTATGGACATGGACCAGCAATGAATCCTTATCATCCTTACATTAATAATTATGATATGGGGCTTCAGATGCAGGGAGCACCAATACCACAATTTATAGATCCGAGTGTAGTTCCTATGCCTTACTTTAGAAATGATTCGGGGTCTCGATTAGGTGGACCAGATCCTATCGGCTCATTTGAACCTTATAACAAACGGGGGTCTGCTTAATGGCACAAGACGATTCTAAATATACAAAACCTGGTCTGCGCGAATCGATTAAAAAGCGCATTACTTCTGGCAGTAAAGGAGGTAAGCCTGGTCAGTGGTCTGCACGTAAAGCACAGATGGTTGCGGCTGAATATAAAAAGAAAGGCGGTGGTTATAAAGGTGGTAAGTCTAGTAAACAAAAAGATCTTAAAAAATGGGGTAAAGAAGATTGGCAGACTAAAGACCAATATGAAAAAGGCAAGAAAGCTGCTACTGCAGCCAAGAAAGCTAAGGAGAAAAAATCATGAAAATAGCAGGTAAATATAATAATTACACACCTGAGATTTTTCCAAATCAAAAATTAATGCTTTCTCTTGCGCAGCAAACCAATAATGCTGAGCTTCAGAAAGCTTTGTTAGATTTTCAATATCCTTTTGCGGTATCTGAATTAAAAAATAGCGGTTACTCTCCTCAAGTTGTTAATGAGATTTTAAAAATTACTAAACCTTGATTATCATGAAACAAGCTAAAAAAGACTTACAAAAAATTTCTAAACAGCTAAAAGGCAGTGCCAAGATGCATGCTGGACAAGCAAAAAAGCTTGACAAGCTTGCTGGTAAATACATGGATAAAAAATAATGGCGGACAAAGCAATTCAAAAAGACGGCACAACTAAACGCTATCTTCCTAAAAAAGCATGGTCCAAGCTTTCAAAAAAAGAACGTGAAGATACTGACCGTAAAAAACGAGCAGGTTCTCGTAAAGGAAAACAATTTGTTGCTAATACTGACAAGGCTAAAAAAGCAGGCAAAGCTGCTAGGATGTATAAACAAAAGGGCAGTAAATAGGTAAATGTCTGACGCTAAGTCTCGTCTTACTGAAATTATTAATTCTTACATCGATCGCGATGGAAGCTCTAATGTAGATACGGGAATTGTTGCGTCTCATATTGCTCAAATGAAACTCTTTGGCATTCGTCAAGGAGTTGAGTTTTTCCCGTCCCAAGATAATTTTGGGGCTCAACGCAAAGACTTCATTGACAAAGTTGTTAAATATAACAAGCTAGATACACGTCTTGATTCAATATGGGATTATTTTTTGTGTGATGGCAAAGGTCTTTTTTATATCAGACCTACTGAAAATAATTATCGTCTTTATTATTTTCGTAACCATGAGTATCGATCTTATTACAATGTTGATGGTGAACTAGAAGAAGTTGTAATTATCTATAGCTATAAAGTCAAAAAACCTAATGCAGGTTTTCAAGACATGGGTTCTTACAACTTAACTGGTGATCCAAATCAAACACCAGGGCAAAAACGATATATCCGACTTTCTATTAAAGCAACTGTTATTGAAGAAACACATTCAGATGGCGAGCTTTCATTTGAGAAAGTAATGATACAAACCCCAGGTAAAACTGAAAAGTTTAGTAATACTTTGCGTTTTATTCCTTGTGTAGAAATTTTTAATAACCCTAAAGGGTTTTCAATGGAAGGAAGTGGAGAGTTTGATGCTTTAGCAAATCATATTGTTATTCATGATGGTTTAGTTAACAATATGAGAAAGAACTTACAGTTCTTTGGTAATCCAACTTTACTATCTTCTAGACCTAAAACTGACTTAATGGAGTCAGGTGGTGACGGAGGAGCACAACGCCCATCTAT